AATGTTAAAAAGACCAAAAAGTCTTGAAGAAAAACTTCGAAGCCAAATGGACCCAAATATTGAGTTGCCTAGAGTTTCTCAAGAGCGAGGAAATATTCCAGAAAAACCTCAGATAAAAAAACAGAGTTTAAAAGATAAGATCAAGGCTGATTGGGAAAACTCTAATGTTCTAAAAGATATTGGCGATGGCTTAGACGATCTTGGTAGAAAATTGGAAGCTGAAGAGCGCCAAGGTTATAATCAAGGTGGAATTGTTAAAGATGATAGAATAGAAAGAATTTCTGAATCACTTGGTTTAAATCCAGCTGCAAAAGCTGCATTTTATAATTCTTTTGCGAAGGAAAATAATTACGGAAAAAGTAACGCTACTTCTGTTCAAGGTGCTCGCGGTCCTATGCAAATTATGCCAAAAACATTTGAAGGTTTAAAAAGAAATGGTCAGCTTTCACCTGAGGCAAATATTGATAATGAATCAGATAATTATTTAGCTGCTGGTAAAATATTCCAAGAAGCTCAAAACGGAAAATTAAAAGGAAAAAACGATCCTTCTCTTTTTGCTGCTTATTATCACGGTGGACCCTCTGCAATTGATAATTACGGGCAAATAAATCCAAATCGTAAAGATGCTTTAGGAACTAGAACTGTTGATTATGCTTCAGATGCTAATCGATATATGAATCCAAGATTGCCAGATGGAAAAAATCCAGTTTATGCATCTAAAAATCAATTTGCACAACCTTTTTATGAAAGATCAAATGAATCTGATCCAAATGATCCATTACGATTTAATCCGAACGCTCCTGCAACATTTTCAGAAGTTGGCTATCCAAACGATGATTATTATATGCAACAAGCAACTCAAGGTGGGCCTACATTTGAAAGTGCTTTGAGCGCAATTGGACTCGGACAAAAAAATCAACAGCCTTATCAATATGTTTCTTCTCAAGGTGTTGGATTTAATCAAGGACAAGAAAATGCATCTGTTCCAGATTATCAGCTTGCAGCTGCAAAAAATGAAGAAGCTATTTTAAAAGCTCAACAATACGGAACGGGCGGTCAAAATCAACAGCAACAACAGCAATCTTCTTATGGTAAAAGCCCTGCTGAAATGTTAGCTGAAATTGAAAGATTAAAATCTAATGCACTAACAACTCAGTCTAAAGTTGATGAAGATATTCGACTTGCTCAAGAAAATTTAGCTGATACACAAATTAAACAACAGAAAAAGTTTTTAGAAGATAGACAAATAATGTTGCAAGATTCTAACAAGCAAATTGATAAATTTGTTGATGATTATTCTAAGTCAAATATTGATCCATTTAGATCAATTCGTGACGCTTCTACTTCTAGAATGTTTAGCGGAGCAATTGGGTTAATTCTTTCAGGTATCGGATCGGCTTTAACTGGTCAACCTTCACAGGCCTTAATGGTAATTGACCGAGCTATTGATAGAGATATTGAAGCCCAAAAAATTAACATCGGAAAAGGTAAAACTATTTTAGATATTCAGCTTCAAAAATACGGAAATGAAAAAGATGCTGTAACGGCGACAGAAGTTATCTTAGGAACTCAAGCTTTAGCTGAAATGAACAAAGCAATTGCTATGGCAAAAAAGCCTGAAATTAAATCCAATTTAGAAATAAATATGGCAAATCTTAAGAGTGCTATTTTAGAAAAACAAATGGAATTAAGAAAATATGGTTTAGAGGCTAGAGCTATCGGATATGGCGAACCAATTATTTACGGAACTCCCGATTATGTTAATACTATAAGAAATAATAAAGATCTTAAAGAGCTTGAATACGTTGAAAGAGAACCGGGAAAACCTTGGAAGGTTTACTTTGGCGGAAGTAAAGAAGAAGTTAGAAACTTTAAAAACATGGATATTGCGCTTCAAAATATCAAACACGCTCTTGATCCTTTATTAGATGAAAACTCAGCAAGACGTTTAAAAGTAACTGATGCAGCTCAATTAGCACAGCAACTTAGAACTTTAGCTAAACTTCAATTCACAACTTTTGAAGCGGCCGGCGTCGGTTCAACGCGAATCGCGGAGCTTGAAGCTGAATTTGCTGACCAAGTTATTCCAGATCTTACTAGCTGGAACCCTAAAAATTGGTTTGCTACTAAGAAAAAATTAGAAAATTTCATAGACGCGGTTCAAACTGCACGCGACAATCGTGCTATGGCTTACTTTCCAAATTATGTACCTAAGCCAAAACCAAAAGACTACGGTTTTCAAGAAACGAGATAAAAATGGCAGGACCAAAACCTTCAGGACTTTCAGGAAATAAAATAGATTTGATCGGTCCAAATGGAAAGATTTGGACTGGACCTATTGAAAACGCAAATGCCCTTGTAAGTTCAGGAGATTTCTCATTCCTTAATAGAGAGCAGGCTTTAGATCAGGGAATGAGAACTCAAGCAAATATTCCCACTGAACAACTTAAGAACTTTGGTCAAAATTTTCTTTCTGGTTCATCTTTTGGAGCTTACGACGTTGGTTTAAGATATGCCTTAACTCCTGAAGAATTAGAATATGAAAGAATTAGACGCGAAGAAAATCCAGTTGGAACATTTGCAGGTCTTGCAACAAGTTCTGTTGTTGATCCATTTTCTTTAGTTGGTATAGGTGTTCGTGGTGTTGGTACTGCTGCAAGACTTGCCGGAGCTGAAAAACTTGCGGCAAATGTTGGAGCATTGGGAAATACTGCTTCTGCTTTATCTAAATATACACCAGTCCAAGCTTTAGAGGCTGGCGCTGGAACTTTGGGTAAACTTGCAACTGCAACAATCCCCGAAGGCGCATCTATTGCTAGAACAATGCTCTCAAATATTCCGGGTCGAGCTATTCGCGGTTCTGCTATCGGTGGGGCTTTTGCCGCTGGTCAGTCTATTACTGAGCAATCTCTAGGTAATATGGATTTAAACGGCGAGAAAATTTTCGCTGATGGATTGCAAGGCGCAATGCTTGGACTTGTTTTTGATACTTCAATAGGTGCAGTTGGCGATATTGCAGTTGGTGGAACTAAAAAGCTTTACGGAGCTTTAAGAAACTCTGATTCTCTTCAAAAATCATTTTCTAATTTAGCTTCAAAAACAGGCGGAGCTGACGAAGCTGTTTTAAATGCCACAATAAACGCTGAAAGAGAATTAGCTGAATTTACAGCATCAAAAGGTAAAGATCCTGCAGCACTTGCAAACTTAGAAGTAAGTATGCAGACAATTTTTGGTGATGGTTCAGATATGACACAAAGCCAATTAGGTGATGGCGTTAAAAATGGATTAAGCGGAATTTATAAAGTTTTAAATAATGTTTATGATATGTCGTTTAGGCCTTTAAGAAATAAGTACAGTGATGCGCCTTTTAGTGCTTACACTGGTTTTAAACTGTTCGATTCTATTGAATCATCTTTATCTAAAGGTTCACCAGCTGCTAGAGCTTTTAAGCAATACAAACAAGACTTTGCAAATTTAAGAAATGCTAATGAAATCTGGATGCTAAAAACCACCATAAATTCAGAGCTAGAGGCGGCAGCAGCTAAAGGTTTTTATAAAGATACTGCTTTGCTTAGAGAAATGGGAATAATTTCTGATGCCATGAATAGCGCAGCTGACGACTCTTTAATTAAAGCAGCTCGTGCAACTGGCGATAAGGCTGAAATTGAGTTAGCTGAAAACGCTATTAAATCAAAAGCAAATGAGTTTGAAGATTTCAAAAAAGATAAAAATAAACTTAAGAAACTTTCTGCTTCTTTAAAAATGAGAGAACCAAAATCATTTAGACAGTTTTTTGAAAAACTTTCTCAAATGGATGGTCAAACGCTTGTTGATAATCTTTTTAGAACAAGAAATAACGTAGAAGGTTTAAGGTTCTTAAAAAAGAACTATGAACCTCAATTTGATCTTTTGGCAGCTGCTTTTAGATCTAAGATTGCTAATCAAGCAACTAGAAATGGTCAATTCAATCCAGTTAAGGCTTTAGATTTATTATCTGAAAGAAATCTATCTAGAGAAACTCTTGAAATGGTTTTTGGATCTGATGCTGCTGGTAAGATTGAAAAAGCTAGAGAAGCTTTTATTAAGCAAAAGTTAACTGCTGAAGAATACACAAAAAGAACTGCTTACAATAAAGTACTTACTCAAAGCGAATCAGATAACACTTTTCTAGGAACTGGATCAGTTCTTGGAACCGTCATTGGAGGCGTTCCGGGGGCTGGTGTAGGCGCTGCAATCGGCGGTGCTCTAGATATCTTAACGGACAAAAATCGTCTAGCTAAAGCATTTTTAGGATTTGAAAAAGCATTTAAGGCTTTTGATGATAAGGTCGGAAAAAAAGCAGGTGAAATATTTGAAAATAGCGTTATTACTTCAAGAGAAGCCGCGAGAACTGCGACCATTGGAACTATTCAATCTGGTAAAGAAGAAAAGAAAGATTCTAAAAAAATAGATCCTCGTGAATTAAAACACGAAGATATGATTATGAATTTATCTCAGTGGTCAGAAAACCCAGACAAGTTAGTAGAACACTTAACTAATGAACTAGGTGAAATGAATGAATTGGCTCCGGGTATTGCTCAGGCAACAACTGCTGCAAGCTTTCGAGCTATTAATTTACTAGGCGAAAAACTTCCAGTAATGCCACCTAAAAAGCCACTAGATACAACAGATTATAAGGTTTCAAATGCTGAAGCTTTTAAGTTTGGTCGATACTATAACACCGTAGTTAATCCGACAGGTGTTTTAGATCATGTAAACGATGGAACTTTGAACAACGATCATATTGAAACTTTAATTCGTGTTTATCCTGAAATTTACAAATCAATGCAGGAAATTCTAATGATGGAAATGATTAGATATAACGATAAGAAAGAAAAAAAACCACTTCCTGCTTGGAAGAAAATTTCATTATCTTTATTCCTTCAGAACAATTTATCTGAAAGCTTAGAGCAGAAAAACATTGGAGCTAATTTTAATAATTGGTTGAATCCAAACGTGGCTTCTGGTCAACAGGCTATGCCATCAAAAGGCAATAAATCTAAACGTGATGAATTAGCAAATAGTTACAAGACAGATACTCAAAGAGTCGAGAGCGAAGTTTAGGCGCGTAATATAAGTTTAATTTAGAAAGGGTTTACGCGCCCAAACACTAAATTACTTCTTAGAAGATTTAGATGTTTTTTTAGCAACTTTTTTAGTTTTTGCTTTTGTTTTTGCAGCCATTTTTAGCCTCCACTTTGTTAAATTGTTTATCTTACGCTATTAAGCAATCCAAATAAAAGCGGCAACTTTCGATTTATGATATTTTGTAACATTCATCGCATTGCCCTGATTTCCTCCGGCTCCAAGATAGTAGTCTCCATCTATTCCGTAGCCAAAAGTTACATGATACCCTGAGTTCGAGTAATCGCTTTTCACAACCATCACGCAACCAAATTTAAAAGTCAAAAGTTTTTTTCCAACCTTCAGCCAGTCAGCAGCCCAAGCCGGATTTTTTGCTAACTTAGATGCCGGGAAATACCTTCTTAATTTCGCATTTACATAAACTCCACACCATGAAGTTGAATCATGCCAATATTTTTTAGCTAATCCAGAAACATCAAACCAACTAACAATAATAGGATTGTTGGCAGATCCCGGGGCTTCTTTAATATTTAATTTTAAATCCGCTTCAACGTCTAACATATGAGGTGCATCAATGTATTTTTGATCTAAACGAACAGGAAGTTTGACTGGATCTTTTGGTGGAACATTCACAACCTGATCTTTTGGATCGGCTGGAACTCTCAAGTCAACTTTTTGACGAGAGAATAAATTTAACAAATAACTGATAATGTTTTTAAGCATGAATAAATCTCCTTGTTGGACCCAATCGTAAAATACAAAAGGGCCAAAATACAATAAAAAATAACTAATCGTCTTCTAATCAAGAGTATCATCTTTGTAACTCATAGGCGGCAAAGTGGGAGGAACATAACCAATTTCATCAACATAAGCTTCGATCAATTCCACTTCTCTAAAATTAGAATCTTTTACTAGATTATTTTGTCTCATTTTTAGAACAAAATCGAAAAGTTCTTTTCCGCTAATATCAGAAAGCTTTTTACCCTTAAGAGATCCTAAAGTTGCAACGTGATCGCCTTTAGGAATAGAAGCAGATGCAAGCTTTGCAATCTCTGGTGATAAATCAAACTTAATAACAGGAGTTGGCTCAACACCAGAATCTAACCATTTTTTAAGATCAATGCCAGTTTGTTCGCTAACTTGGAAAGTTTTTCCATCGAACAATTTAGTTCTGTCTTTTGAACTTGTTGCGTTGTGGTTAATATCGATGTCTAAAACCGCAGAAAATTCATACTCTAAGCCTTCGCGCGCTATCGGAGCTAATCCCATTTTTTGAGGCTTAGTTTTGCCATTTCCAGCGTCAACCAAAGCAACTTCAGTTTTAGATCTCAAAGTCATGATGATATGACAAGTTGAGTGAAGGAAAGAATTATTAAATTGGTTGTTTGACTTCGTAATAGGTGCCCAGTTAGTAAAGTGGTTAGATCCCGGCTTAGAATCAAGTGTGCCTTTTTGTTCTAATAGACCACCTTCTCCGGCCCAAGCGTGAGATCCTGAATCGATAATCAAATTATCATAACCAGCTTTTTCAGCAGCATTAATTGCGTTAACGTATTTTTCAACTGTGAATGGAGGCTGAAGATCCAAAGTGTCGAAGTCATATTTGTCAGCGTAAAGAGATGCAGATCCATTCTCTGTGTCAATTACAGCTGTTTTCCCGCCAAGTCCTTTTGCAATCTTTAAAGCGCCTTCAGTTTTTCCAGATCCAGAGACTCCCGTTAGTGCAAGTTTTAATTTTACCTTTTTCTTTACTGCCTTTTGAAACATTTTTAATTTCCTTTTCTTCTTTTCTTTTCGTCTGCAATTTCTTTTGTTAAAGCTTCGCTGCAAACTTTAGATTTATTGATTTTATACTTTTGACAATCATCTAATATAGTAATTCTTAATCTGATTGAAACTGGTTTTGATTTTGTTGTAGCCATATTTAATTCCTTCTTATGGAACTAAACGCATTGTTCAATGTCGATTTCGCATATGTTAATTTCGATGTCATTTTGATCTCCCTTAGTTTTATTTAGACCATTGTAATACATTACTACAGCAACATAAATGGCGACATAAATCGCCAATATTAAAGTTTTTTTATGGTTGTGAGTTTGATTCATTTTGTGCGGTTCTTTCAGAAAGCTTTTCTAATTCATCTTCAAAAAGCTCTGGCGTATGTATTGCGCCTTCATCTATTAAATCGTCTTCCATTTGTTTACCCCTTTTCTAGACATAGGTGTATTACACTTTCTACACCTATGTCATCAAAAAGATGTGTTACACCGCTACGAGTTATAATTTTATTAATAGCTTAAAAAGTTAATAAGATTTTGAGCATCAGATTTTATTTTGTAAATATCTGATCTTAATTCATCATTTAACTTAACTTCAGATACTTTTTTTGAAACTTTATCTTCTAATGTTTGTAGTTTATTAAACAATAGGAAAACTGATTTAATTGCTACTTCTAGTTGCTGTTCTTTTGTCATTTTCATCCATTTCCTTAATTTTTCTTTTAACCTGGGTTGATGCCTGTTCACCTTTATATTCTGGCTTTGTATACATTGAAGGCTTACCATGCCAGTCAGCAAACTGCTTATCATAGCTTTTCTTATTAACTGCTACGACTTTGATAAATCCACCACGTTTAAGAAACTCTTCCACTGTTTCGATTTTCATTTAAAATATCCTCCTGTTTTGTCATAACTAAATCCGTTGTATAACCATAAATCTTCTGAAAATAAGATAATTGTTCTATCATCAACTTGCTTTGCCTTAACTGCTATTATCGCAGCTTGGACCCTGTCAACAAACTTGTAATCTGAAGTGCAGAACCCTTGATCCTGAGCACTCTTAGAAATATCAGTTTTATTCTTGAGAGCGTTTACATGACAGTCAGCGTGACTTTTACCAACTATGAATCCATTACCATCAATTCTTTTAACCGCAGCGTGCTTTATCGTTATCATCTATCTCAATCCTTTTTAAAATAGTTTTATAGAGTCCAGTACCAATTTCTTTATTACCATGACGAGGAACTGTCACTGTCTGATTTGTTGTTGAATTATACCATTTCTGGTGACCAAACTTCTGAGATTTAAACTCAAAGCCTTTTGATCTTAGTATTGCGTGAAAATCTTTAAGCTTAATCATTTCCAAAACCTTTTAATCACACAATTTGGTATCTTTAATGGCTTGTCTGGCTGTAGTACCGAAAGAATTATCACCTTCTTCATAACCAAGGTCATGTAACTCTAAGTTTTCTCTGCTGCTGTAAAACCGAAGTGACTTCATCAATATCTCGTTCTTGCGAGTGAGTGATTCGATTTCTCTACGCATAACGCAAGCATATCTTTGGCATTTGTTATGACAGGTGTGAATTGTGTCTGTCTGTATGAATTCAATCTTATTTTTTAACTCAGCATTTTCAGCCTGCAACATTTGAATCTCAGGCATCAATAGTTCTACGGCGGCGCTAAATCCCTGTTCAAATCCGAATCTTTTATCATAAAACGCAAGTCCTTGATCTGCGACTTTAGTTCGCTCAGAAAATTGCTTCATCAACTCATCACGCTTTTGATTAATTCTTTCTAGTGTGGTCATAACTCATTCCCCCATCCTCTCTTTGGATTCATCTAGTGCTTGGCGTGCTTCACATGGGTTTATTCCAATAGCGCATTTTTCTTCACAAATACTTTTTAAACTCTCACGCAACAGCTCTATTTCGTTAATTAGTTTTAAAACTGTTTCGTGATCAAAGAGATGATTACCAAATGGCTTTTCTAGTCTAGCCAGCTCTTTTAATTCTGCGAGTTTAATCATTTGAAGCACCCTTAATTTGCTGTTCAAGTTCTTGGATTCTTATATCAGAGTCTAGGATTCTTTGTTCTGTTGCTCCGGAAGAAAGACCCATTTCGAAAAAAGAAATCAAATGTTCTATTTGTGTCTCATCCCAGCAAGAATGCTTTTTTAAGTTTTCTTTCATAATCTGTTTACGTTCTTCAAGTCTTTGTTCTAGTGTTTTCATATTATCTTAAGCTTTCCTGAGCCAATTCGCTCATATCAATCATTTCTTGTAAACTTTCTAATTGTGAATCTGAAAGCTGAGAACCATCAAGAAAACAAGCTTCCTGAATAAAAGCATCAACGAAATCCGGATAGTCTCTTTCATCAACGCCACTAATTAGGATTGATTTAATATCAACTTTTTTCATGTCAACTTCACCAGTCATTTCAGCAAGAACTGATTCAGCATTTTCAAGATCAAGTTTTTTATCGTTAAGCTGGTCAAGGTTAGACCACTTACGGTTTCTGATTTGTTCAACTTTAGCTTTTTGAGCATCAATTTGGCTTTGCATAAGTTTCTTTTTTTCTTCCTTTAAAGCGGTCCAAGCCGGGTTAGTTGTGCAGTAAGTACCACAAGGTGAGTTGATTAACATAGGTGTTTTCATTATTGCACCTGCCCTTCGAAGTAAACATCAGTCTTAGCTATGTAATCTTCAACGATTTTAACAGCGTGATTGTAAACTTCAGTTGGGTATTGATTCATTTCAATGTTGTAAAGTTGAACCCAAGTGTCACAAGCTGGGATTTGAACCTCAACTGCTAAGATAGTTATGGAACCGATTTGATTTCCACGAACTCTAGTTACTTCAACTTCAACTTCAATAACTTTTTCTGTGTGAATGTGAGGTACGTCTGTATTATCGATTCTTGATATTCCGAATTTCATTTGTGTGTCCTTTTGTTAGAAGCGTTCTTAATCGCTTTGTTGAAATTGAATCTAGTCCAAGTGTAACACACTGACAACAATTATTTTTAAACTGTAACACACCGAATAAATTACGTACGATTTTTAGCGTAAGGTTTTTGTATTGCAACAGCTACAAAGCCAGAACCAATGATCACCATCACATAAAAGCCTATGATAACGCTGTGTTTTGCACGTCTTACACCAAGTTGTTTTATTCATTTGCAAACACTTCCTTTACTGCTTTGTTTCTTATGTATGGGTGAATGCCTTTTGACTTTAGATACTCTTTTAATTTTTTAGCACCTGCCAACTTATTTTTTTCTACAAACTCAATAACTTTATCCAGTGAACCACCTGTATCTTTAAACTTATTTAATATTTCTTTTTTTCTTGATTTGTTTTCTTGATTTTTTCTAATTTTTTTAAACTCATCACAGTTATGTAGTGAATCATTTACATCTATTGGTATGAAATCATTTTTAACAGAGTCAAACACCCATTTGATTTCTGAACCGCAGAACTTACACACTATTTCTTTCATATAACCTTTCAATTGAACTTTCGATTTTTCCTAAATCGGAAGTAAGTAACCCGATAGGGAATGCCCGATAGGGCCGTTATTAGCTAAGTACAACTTTTACATATTTTTGATTCATAATTTGAATCGTTCTTGCTGATTGAGTTAGTTAAGCACTTAATACATATCCGTTTAGCTGTTTTACAGCCTTTAGGAAGAGATTTTGATTTTTTAAATGATCTTTTTACTTCAACTTCTTTGTATTCAAATAACCCTTTTTTGGTTTCGACCACCTTTTTTTTCTTAATAATACCAAATACCTTTTCTCCTTTTCTGCTTGATCCTGTTTGAATTTTAGAACCATCTTTATTGTATTTTAAAAGCCTCATATCTGCTCCGTTCGACGAATGTGCGCCCCCGATACCTAAAGTCTTTTTAGATATCAAAGGGCAGTTATTTTATTAACCACATCCGGCGTGCTTCGTGCCTACCTAGCGCCAGTCATGCGATTAATAATTGTTTTATTATAAAAAATCTATTGACCTGAAACGGTCTTTTAGAATAAGTTTGATACATCACTTTCAAACTTAAAGGGTCGGCGAAGAAATTCATCGGCCCTTTTTTTTATGTATTTTCATTAAACCTATTGAGATTTCTTAAATCAAGCCCCATTTAGGCACAATTCAAATTAACAATGATAATCATTCTCATTTAAGCTATTTGCTTAGGTTATATACGCCGGAACAAACAACCTGGACAACAGATCATGACAGAATTTGGATCCTTTTTCCTAAAGCTCTTCTAATTACTACTTTTTAATGGACTAAATCTTTAATCTTGTATAGCGTCATAATTACAGATCATTTCATTAAATTATGTTGATAAACAGTCAGTTAGTTAGGCACACTTTAACTAACAATGTCAAAATGCCTCAAAGATCTTCAAAAACTCTGGTACGACAAAATCAAAGCTAATGGCTTTTCTGACATTGAATACCCGTCAGGACAACTCAAAAGCTTCTCAGCATCTATACATAAAATGGAAGAAGCTAAACTCTATTTCGCTATCTGCAATGACTTCTTAAACCAATACCCCTTCAGCTCACACTTAGATCAAAACATTTGGCAATGTCACTGTGAAGGATGGAGCATTCGACAAACTGCGAAGATCTTAGATATTGGAAAAGACAAAGTTACATACAGATTATCTAAACTTAAACTGATTATGGAATATTGGAGGAAGAACTAATGATCCTAATTAGACCATACCGTGGCTCAGACCATAATTTTATCTGCTCTAGCTACCTTAAATCGACGTATTTTAACAGCATAGACAAATCCACTCGTATGATTAAAAAGATCAACCATGACCGAGCTATGGACCTTAAAATCAATGATTTGATCATCTCAAGCATTGTTCTTGTTGCTTGCCCTGAATCCGATCCAGATCTTATTGCTGGGTATTTTATCTATTCGCATAATTGCGCTCATTATATCTATGTCAAAGAAAGCTTTCGAAAGAATGGAGTCGCTAATGAACTATTCAAAGAGTCTGGGCTACAAGCCAAAGGTCTATTGATAAGCCATATCTCTAAAGATATCCTAAACATTAACTCAATCAAAGATCTCTCTTTTGAACTAAATCCATTCACTTAATGCGCTTATAAACGCAATTTGGCGACAGATTAGCGACATTTACACCTTTATATGGGTGAAACTAAAAAGCGCACTAGACCTAAAAAGACTGAACTTGAAAAGCTAATTGAAAAGGCTACTTCTATCGGCCTTAAGAACAATCTTCATTCAATTGAAATTGCTGGCCAATTCATCATTACTTTCAAAACTCCTATCATCAATTCAGTTCAAACCTTAGAAAAACCTAAACGGGAACCGAAAGTTAATGCCGCTGGTATCGAAATCAACGGCTTAATACCTAAAGAACAGCTCCAAAATGAAGAAGATATGCTTTTCTGGTCTACCCCGACTTACGGCATGGAAAAGGTTTTAGCCTCACCAATACCGGAGAATGAACAGTAATGCTTGAGCTGGAACATAATTGCATTCATGGGATCGATCTAGCTGATCGCTGCTTTAATTGTGAAGAACTAATACCAGCTTCAATACTTCCAAAAACAATTCCAGTCACAAAGCTATCTTATGAAGATTGGAAAAAAAGATCTGAATTTAACAACTGCTTTTTCACTGAATGTAATATGTGTGAACAAGCATATAAACAGTACCTCAACAATTAAAAGGAATTAATTATGGGTGTTGAACTATCAAATATGTCTATTAACGGCCAAGCGCCAAAGAATAAAATCGAACAAACTCTTGATCGTAAGTGGTGGGAAGCACCAGATAAAACAATTGCTCAAGCTGTTTCAAGTGTGTTCTTAAGTATATTTCAAAACGATTCAGTTCGTAGGACTCAATACAACGTCTCAACTAGACTTTACGCTAACATCAACATTGTCGGCGCTTCTGGAACACCAGCGGCCAAAGCTGCTTCACAAAACAAAACTATTAACGATCGCTTAACTTACAACATCGTCCAAAGCGTAGTTGATACATTGCTTTCTAAGATGATGAAGAATCGTCCTAAGCCTATGTTTCTAACTGAAGGTGGCGACTATTCTCTACAAACTAAAGCTAAGAAGCGTGAAAAGTTCATTGATGGTATCTTTTACCAAAACAAAATGCATATGCTTGGGCCTCAGTGTTTACGCGATGCGTTTGTAAAAGGTGACGGATTCATCTATCAATTCATTCGAAATGGAAAGATTGTCTATGAAAGAGTACCGGTCGAAGAGCTTTATGTTGACCAAGCTGAGGCTGAATTTGCCGATCCAAGACAGCTACACAGAATCAAGAACATTGATCGTGAAGTTCTTATTGGCTTATTTCCAGAAAAAGAAAAGGTTATACGTGAGTGCAATAAAGCTAGTGTTGATCTTGTTGGCGCTGCTGCAAACGTCTCAGACCTTGTCACAGTAACTGAATCTTGGAAGCTTCCATCTGCTAAAGGCAAGAAAGATGGAAAGCATACAATCGTTATTAACAGCGGTGAACTTATCTCTGAAGGTTACGAAGAAGATCGCTTCATGTTCTCTCGTATGCCTTGGAGTCGTCGTTTAAATGGCTACTGGTCTCAATCACTAGCTGAACAACTACAAAACATCCAATTAGAGATCAATAAAACTCTTTGGGTGATCCAACGCTCTCTTCACATGGCTGGTAGCTTTAAAGTATTAATCGAAAATGGATCTAAGATTGTAACCGAACATCTAACAAATGACATCGGTGCAATCATTAACTACAACGATACCCCTCCCCAATACATCACCCCTCCCCCAATCCAACAAGAGTACTTCCAGCACTTATTCAATCTTAAGCAATTAGGATTCGAGCAAGCTGGTATTTCAATGCTGTCAGCAACGTCTCAAAAGCCTGCCGGAGCTGATTCTGGAAAAGCTTTAAGAACTTTAAATGATATTGAATCAGAACGATTCTTAAAATGCGGCCGCGACTATGAAGACTTTCATTTAGATTGCGCTGAAGTTTCTATGCTTCTAGCTAAAAAGCTTTACAATGAAATGGAAAAAAGCGGCAAAAAAGACGAAGCAAAGATCTCTTATGTTGGTAAAAACTCAATCGAGGTTATCACTTGGGAAGAAATTGCACCTGAAGAAGGCGAAGAGTTTGTCATCAAAATGTATCCAGTTTCTCAATTACCTTCTGATCCTGTTGGTAGATTAGAAACAATTCAAGACTATGCTGAAGCTGGTTATTTAAAACCAAGAACAGCTAGACGTTTACTTGATTTCCCAGACCTAGATCAAGTTGAAGCTCTTGAAAATGCTGAAGAAGATTATCTAAATAAAATCCTAGAAATGATCTGTGACCAAGGTGTCTACACTCCACCAGATCAATATGATGATCCACAATTAGCTAAAGAACTTTGCTTGCAGTACATCGCTAAAGGAAAACTTCATAACTTAGATCCTGAACGAATGGAAATGCTTTACAAGTTCAATGACCAAATTGATTTATTAGTTGAAAAAGCAATGCCTCAAGATCCGATGACTGGCAACGCAGTTGTTCCTACAGGTGGTCCAGCAGATCCAACATCAATGCCAACGGCAAATCCTGAAGCGCCGGCTGTAAATAATCTAATTCCAAACGGAGTAGTTTAATGCTTTTTAAATTAACTCCTGAAGGTCTTCAGTATTTTACACAAAAGAACTTAACTAAGCGTGAAATAGAAATAATTGAAGCAATGATAAATCTTCCTAGCAACAAAGAAATAGGTGCTGCTCTATTTGTTACAGAGAAGTGCGTGAAGTTTCATTTAACTCATATCTATAAAAAGCTTGGATATAAGAACAGAGTGCAAACGATCACTTCATTGATTCGTTACTTTGCTGGATCTGAAAGCTATGAATCACCAACTAAAAAAATACCTGAGAAATTAGATTTCACAAAGACTCTAGGGTCTTCAGCTTTACCACGAGGAACTAACTAATGGCTAACCGTCCAAGTAAGTTTAGACCATTCTACACGAATGATTACACCCCAATCTATGTCACTTATTACTTAGTATTCCCTAAGAAATCAGGTGGAGACACTTGGTGTAAGCAAGTTGAGTTTCAAAACCATGACAACCAAGACTTAGTTAAATGGGAAATCGATAAAATGAGCTTCCCTATTGATATTAAAAATAAACTTAAACACAAAAAAGAAGCTGACTGGAAAGATCAAAATGGAGTTGAGCACCGAATCATTATTGAAAACGAACAACGTCCAACAGTTGGTAGATGGGGTTAATCATGTCTGATGGAACTAAACGAGTAAAAGTAATTCAGAAATCAGATCTTCCAGACGTAACTGTTAGGTCATTAAAAGAGCGTTTGTTTTATTTACCTTGGAAACCTTGGGTTAAGTACAAACAAAACAATAACGCTTATTTCGATCCAAAGAATGATTGTTATTATTTAGCCCCTATCTGCTTCAAGAAGATTTCTGGTAAGTCTGTTGGGCCTAATGTTAAGTTCGTAACTTTCTCTGCTCTAGAGGCTATTTGTGGATAATAAAGTAGGAAGTCCAATAAATCAATTTGGTTTTGCTTTATCAACTTTGCTATCAGAGCAAGAAAAGGTTCGTGAACAATTAGAAGAAACAAACGAACAATCTGAGAAAATTCAATTTGAATTAGTTGCTTTAGAAGGTAAAGACGCACAGCTAACTGCAGCTATTGAAAAACTAAAAGGTAAACAATGATAAAACCAAAAAAGAAAACTAAAACATTATCAATCGAAAAGATTAAATGGCTTGTTGTAATCCGTACAGCTAAAGGCAATCCATATTCATTTCCATTCTCTATTAAAAAAGATGCCATTGATTTCGCTAAAGATGGCGGCTTTGGTAAGCGCACAATTTATATTTATAAGATCTCAAACAAACTTGTGAAGGTGATTAAATGAATCTAATAGACGCTTTAAAGGCTGGTTTAGAGACGAATAAACCTATTCGGAGACCTGGCAAATCGTGGAACGCTCCACAAAACATTCTTTACAGACAATTACTAAATTCAAACTTTAATGCGAATCCTCCTGACTGGTGGATCACAGAAGAAGATTTTTTTGCGACGGACTGGGAGGTTCAACCATGAAACTATTATTAATTCTAACAATGTTCTTTGTAGGCTGTGTGACAACAGACATCAAACCAACAACACCAAAACAACCAGATATTGTTTCACCAGAAACGCCTGCGCAAGTTGTTGATTCAACTCCTGATAGTCCGGCCGCTGAGTTTGGCTCTGTTGCTCCATTAGCTTTTGAAGGCACTAAATATTGGAGTGAGTCTTGGGATAAAGCTTTAAAAGGTGAAATCGCCAAGTACGACTGGCGCGGTGTTCAGAATCTTTGTAAGCAATTAAAAATTGAAGATTGTGTTGCGCAACTGATTTCTAAAATGACTCAGTATGAATCAAGTTTTAATCCAAGTGTGAAATACGAAGAAGGTGGCGACTTAAAAGGTGTGACTTCGCGTGGTCTATTACAGATCAGCATTGTTTCTTCTAAGTCATACGGCTGCGGATTTTCAAACGAGCAAGAAATTCACAATCCAGAAAAGAACTTACAGTGTGGCGTTAAGATCGTTCACCGCTGGGCAAAAGAATATAAAATTCTAATTGGCAAAGATAAATATTCAGGCTGCGGCCGATATTGGTCTGTGTGTCGTCCAACTTCAGGTTCTTACAAGAAAATCAAAGCTTACATGGAGATGTTCTAGTGGAGAAGAAGTTAAAACTTGTTTTCGATATTCACATCTTCTCTAAGTATTGTGATGACTCAGAAGCAAAAGAAAAACTTGATGCTCTTGAAAATGATGGCATCACTTATATCGGTGGAGACACTGTTGACATGAGCTGCATGCCTAAAGACATGGTTGAGGCTGGATTGAGGTATCAATTAGAGCTTTTACAGAAGTGGAACAAAGGCAGCTATCACATTAGAAATGGATTTATCTATTGTAGTTATCAGCCAGACAAGATCTTTTACATCCCCGGCAATCACTGTCATTTACCAGTTTCTCGCGGATTCAGAGACTTTGCTATTCACGTTTTTCCAGATGGAACAAAGTGCTTAATTGCTCATGGTCATAGAGTTGGAAATAAAAAACGTAAAGCTAAGTGGGATAAATACAGCGAAGAAAAACACGGAGCTGGAAAACTGAAGCTTATGTGGGTTGATTTCGCTGACGATATGGATTGGATTAAAGGATTACGTCCAGTTCCTGAAGATACCATTGCAGATGCTTTTTACTTAGCTAAACGATTTGGTTGTCAATACGTGGCTATCGGACACTTACATCCAAACAGATTAGTTCAATTCGAACAAGATGGAATAACTCTTAAATGTTGCCCTAAAGGGTTCAACGAGGTGATTTTTTAATGAATAACATATACGCTTTTTTATTAACTGCATTTGCAGGAATTTATTTAATCTGGAAGATCTATGCCGATGGAATGCATTTGGCTGACAAAGGTACTCACAACCGCTTGATGGATAAAATCATGGAGCAACAAAAACAACTTTCAGTTGCAGATGGTGCTTATAATTCTTGTAAGTTTAAATTAGAAGAAGCAAACAAGATCATTAAAAATGGTCGTGAAGGTGATTTGAAATTAAAAGAACGTATTGAAGAAATGCGATTTGAAATGGAAAACCTTAATTCTAAATTGAAGATATGCACTGAGATGATTATCGAAAGAGATAATGGAATTGAATCTCAAAAAACAATTATCCAACAACAACTTGCAACTATTTCGCAACTAAGAAAAAAACCTAAAGCGAAAAGAAAGGCTAAGTAATGAGTGGGCCAGCGCCAATCCAAACGACAACACAACAACCGGGTGGATCATCAAATCAAAACACAGATCCGAAATCAGCCGCATCGCCGGGAGTCGGGAGTCAAGCCCCTGCCGCCAACGCAGGAACAGCGCACACAGAGAAAAAATTCGACGCGGAAAAGTTCGCAAGTGCCGCCCGCAGGGAAAAAGCTTCACGCGATCTTGAAAATAGAGCTAAATCTGAGTGGCAAAAAAGTGAAGCTGCAATCAATGAAGCTAAGTCATATCAAGCTGAAAAGCTTGAGTTTAAAAAAGATCCGTTCGCTTTTATGGAAAAACATTTCGGTATGACATACGAGCAGCTTACAGAGCTTCAGTTAAATGGTGGTAAACCAACTGAAACCATGAGCCTACGTGTTGAAATGGAAGAATTTAAAGCTCAACAAGCTAAAAAAGCTGAGGAAGATAGAACGGCTGCTGAAAAGCGCCAAGCCGAAGAACAAGAAGCAGAAGCAAACCGTCAAATTGCTGAGTTTAAAAAAGGCATCCCAGAGAAATTAAAATCAATCGCAAAACTAGACATGATTAATCTTTTGGAACCTGAAGAACAAGGCGAAGAGATCTTTAAAATCATCGAAAGCCACTGGGCTGATGAAGAAGAAAAGTTTGCTAAAGATCCAAATTACCAACAGACAATGTTAGGTGTTGAAGAAGCGGCAGACATCTTAGAAGAAATTCTAACTGAACAATTCATTGCTAAGGCTTCAAGAACTAAAAAATGGGGTGAGACAATTAAAGGCGCTAACAAGCCCCCTACTCCTCCGGGTGAAAAAACTAATCAAGAGAGTGGATTCAGTCAAACTCGCACTTTAACAAATGACAATGGTGTAGGTAGCTCGCCTTCATTATTACCACCAACAACAGAAGCTGAACGAATGAAACGCGCTCTAAGCGCATTAGGAAGTTAATCATGGCTAAAGTAGAAACACAAAAACCAGACGGATCAATTGAAACAACTGGAAAAGTTGGCCTTGAAAAAGATCAAGACACAGTTGAAGAAAAAAAACCAAAGCTTTCTTTAATGGATAAAATGTTCGAAATGATGATTGGTGTTTTATCTCTTAAAGTTCAGTCTGTTAGGCTTCACCAAGCGATCACTATCAATGGTGAAACTAAAGCAGCTATTGATGTTGAGATCCACAAATGCAAAATGATGTTAACTCCATTTGGCGTTATGTTGGTTTCTAAAAAATATCACGATAAAGGCGAATGCAAACGCTTATTAACTTTCAACAATTGTTATGAAGTCGAATTTGTCAGCTAAGAAGATTTCACCTTCAGAACTACAAGAGCGCGTGTTGACCTTAATAGATCAGCACGTTTCTCTTATTGAAAAAGAAGTAACTGAATATACTGATTATCTAGAGCAGGTCGAAAAAGACACTTGGGATAGTGAACAGAAAAAACCAGAAGTTCCAAGATTTCTATCAGGGAATCTTACAGCTTACTTGAAATCATTATCCGATTATCAAGAAGCAAAAGACGATGGCATTGGTCGTCAGCTTAAAGCATTACAAAAAATGTCAAAAGAGCAACTCGAAAAAATGAAGGATAAACTTGACGGCGGAAATAAGTAAGGAAGTCTTAGACCTCTATCTTTCGACGATGACTGCGAATAGATTTAAGGTTGAAGACTATTGTTTTGATAAACAGATTGCGTTTAAACGTGATCCTGCGCGCTTTAAAGTTGCGGTCTGTACTCGTCGGGCCGGTAAAACTGTTGAGTGTGCAGCTGATCTTATCGAAACAGCTTCAGAATTTCGTGACATTGTTTGTCTATACATTACTTTATCGCGTAAATCTGCCAAGAAAATCATTTGGAAAGATCTACTTAAGATCCTGAATGAAAAACAAATACCACACAAATTAGACAATACAGAATTATCGATCACTCTTTTAGATACCAATTCGGTCATTTACGTTTCAGGTGCTAAAGATAAATCTGAAATTGAAAAGTTCCGCGGTCTTGCGATTAAGCTTTGTTATATTGATGAATGTCAGTCATTTAGATCTTATATCGAAGAAATGGTTGATGATGTTATCTCTCCGGCTTTATTCGATCATAATGGCACTCTGTGCTTGATTGGAACACCGGGGCCGGTGCCAAGTGGATATTTCTACAAGTGTTTCATGTCGAAGGCGTGGAGCGCACACAGCTGGTCTTTATTTGATAACCCTTGGATTAAAAAGAAATCAGGTAAAGATCCACGCTCTCTTTTAAATGAGGAGCTTGAACGTCGCGGAGTTTCGATTGAAGACCCTAAGATCCAACGCGAGTTTTTTGCTAAGTGGGCCGTCGATACCGATGCTTTAATCTTCAAATACAACAAAGCATTAAATGACTTTATTCTTGAGAATTTAAAGCGCGATCATAATTGGGAATATGTAATCGGCGTTGATATTGGTCATGATGATGCTGATGCTATTGCAGTTCTCGGCTGGCACAAACATCATAAAAAGGTTTATCTGATTGAAGAACTTCTTCAGCCAAAGCAAGACATAACAACGCTAGCTGAGCAGATAAATCAAAAGGTTTTGGCTTACAATCCGTTAAAAGTTGTTATGGACACCGGTGGCTTAGGCAAGAAGATTGCAAAAGAGATAAATAAGCGTTTTGACTCAATGGTTTCACCTGCTGAGAAGTCTCGTAAGTTTGAATACATTGAGCTTTTAAATGATGCTTTAAGAACATCAAAGTTCTTTGCGTCTGATAAATCGGCTTTTGCTCAAGACTGCTTCTTAGTTGAGAAAGACTTTGATAAATCTAAAATCGATAAAATTGTTGTGAGCGACCGTTATCACTCAGATATTTGTGATGCGGTTCTTTATGCTTATAGGGAGTCTTTACATTGGCTTTCACAGGAACCTAGAAAAGAGCCGGAGCCACAGACACCAGCTTGGTTTCAAAAACAAGAAGATGAAATTGTAGATCGTTTGGAAAAAGAATTGCTTAACAACAATGAAGAATGGAATACAAACTGTTTTTATTAAATATGTTTCCAAGTATTTCTTTTTATAATATCTCTGACATTTTCAGTAGATATTCCATATTCTAAAGCTATTGGTTTTGTTGATCGTCTTCCAGAGTGCTTTTTTCTTATTTCTAAAACTTGTTTAGATGTAAGTTTTGTTAAATTACAATTAAATTCTAATTTTCCTTTTATTCTTCCATGTTTGGCGCTGTGATTAACATTTTGTTTTACAGTTACAAGCTCAAGATTTTCAATTTTATTATCGGATCTTTTAAAGTTTATATGATTGATAACTTTATTAGTAAAATCAGCATCTCTATTGAAGTAAAGATAAACTATTTGGTGAGCATAAAATCCATACTTTCTTCCATTTGTTGAAAGAATATGACATTTATATCCATTTCTAATTGTTCCTTTTAGCACAATATTTCTTTTAGAAACAATATCGCCATTTTTTAAACAAGAAATTTTACCTGAATCAAATATATAATGTAAAATTAATTTGTTTTTCATTTTTTATTTTGCTCCGCTTTTAACTTATCTTGGCAATCTTTTGTTTCGGCTTCGTCAAGATCTGCTAATGCGTCCGTCACTTCTTTATTTGGAAAACATACATAGCCACTCATTTGGCTAAGCGGAACATTTTCTTTTGAATAAATAAATTCGTAAGATCTGACTCCGCATTGTGGTTTAGGTTTAATTCTTTGCGTATTGTATTTTCTAGCGTAACCACGAGAATAATCAATAAAGTGTGGATGGTACTTCTCAATTGGGTAAGATCCGCATCCAGACATTGCGGCAATAAAAACTCCACCAAAAAAACCTAAAATCGCCCATGTCCAAGTGTTCATTAAAATATTATTTAAGCGCATAAAGCATTCCTGTCTATTTGAGTTTGTAGATTTTTTTTCATTTGATAGTAATGAATTTTATTAACTGAAGACGTAACAACTTCCAAGTTTGCAAGTCTGTTATCAACTTTAATTAAATTTTTATGATTAATTTCAAGAGATTCAAGCTTTTTACAATTTGGGTTAAAATAAATCCAAACTGCTTGATGTGCTGTTAGCTGAATTTCTTCTCCGTACAGATAAAAAGAATAATAAACATATCCGCTTTTGTGCAGCCTGCCTTTTAGTTGTTTTTTACCATTGTAATAAGAAAAGATATTTCCTTGATCGTCGCAGCTATAAAGGCTTTTATAGAAACAATCTTTAATCTTTTTTAGTCTTTTTTTTTCCATTAAGCAAATCCGTCTCCTTCTGAATTAAATCAGACTCTGACGTATTACCCTTGTCAATGGACTTTTGTAGATCTTCAGCGTTATTTTTATCAGTATTTTTTTGATCTGCTTTTGCAGCTTTGCGAATTAAATATTTACTAAGTTGTTCTAAAACTTTTTTAACAATCCATTTAACAATGTAAGCAAGGAATCCACTTTGAATCCCAAGCCAGCCAAGAATAAGCGAGCCTAATAACTCTAAACCATAGTTGCTAATCAGTGATGTGATAGATTCAGCTAGGATCGCCCAATTCATTTAACTAACCAACTTTTTTATCAATTTTATCAACTAAAGCTAAAACACCTTTTTTCAAGTGTGGCTTCATTTGAGTTAATAAAACAGTTGCTATTCCATCGAATTGCTCGCCTGGAATCGCTTGTTTAATTAAAACTAAAGACTCTTCGAAAAGCTTATCGAAAGCAACTTCAACAACTTGCTCAACGATTTCTTCAACAACGTCTAAAACGCCATCTGCTTCTTTTGTTTCTACTGCTTGAGTAGTGATTTCTTGTGCTGCTTCTGGTGCTTTGTTTTCTTGATCCATATTGGACTCCTATTTGTAAAATGTGGCGAATACTTGAAACGCCACTGTTATTATAAAACTTATTCCCATTGAAAGCCCGATTGCTTTCCATTTAAAATAATTCAAAGCCTTAACGTCTTCTCTGACTTCTTTAATGTCAGCCTTGATTTCTGTTTTCATACTTTCAAGATCGTCTTTTAGCCACTGAAATTTTAAATCATTGCTCATAATCTAAACCGTATGAAGAACTGGCTTGTCGGCTTTTGCCAAAGCTGCTTCTTGTTGTGGTATACACATTGCTAAAATCATCTCTGAAGGGTTTTTAGCGTACTTGTGAGGTGCTTCTGATAGGCCGTTCATGATTAAATTAACTTGATCAACACTTAATTCTAATTTGAAT